GGAATTCTGTGTCCCACATGAAATCATATAGGGTATTTATGTGCGTGTTTTCTTCCGTTAGCATATCTCCTTTACTCATAATGTTTCTCCACAGGCAGTACATACATCTACCCTATTTTCTGATTCCCCATCAAATGAGTAATCTTCTTCTGTTTCTCTATGTGGGCATGGCATAGCATTTTCTAAATCTGTTACTCGGTTTTGCAACAAATCTATTTGTCTTGCCATCATTTCAATAATATGTTGTAGGGATTTTTCCAATTTAATACTCTCCATTTATGTTAGGCACACATTTCTCACACCTAGCGCCTCTAGGCTCGCCTACCCATATTGCGTCAGTATCTATCCACTCTTTCTCACATTGTATACATAGGATAAATTCTGTGTCTCCTCTCATTTCAGTAATGATTCTAGTCATTTTTACAACTCTCCATCATATGTGCGTTATCTAATACAATATTGTTATCACGAATATTTTGCCAATATTGCATACCCTTACTCTCAATCATCTTATATATATGAAGATGACCATTATAAAAGGGGCTTCTATTAGTCATGATCATCTCCTGCCTCATCATCACAGAAAGACAACTCATTGTCCTTAATAGAACAATCAAAGAGAGCATTTTCTATACTCTCAAATGCCATGCTTGTTGATTCCTCATCTATAGGAATTTTGGGGATATCTAATATATATCCATCTTCATCTGTAACAGGAGTGGTCATTTTGCGACCTCTCCTACATATGTAACATTTATACCAGATTTTGTTAGAATCTGTTTAAATGCTGGAACGTTTTCCTTTTGGACAAATCTGATCATATATCCACGACCAGATGGAAATGCCCTAATATATGAAGCAACGTGTTTATACAATGCTTCTGGTAGGCGACTATCTTTTAGGAAAGATATGTTGCCACTATCCTTTTCTCTCAATGTAACTGATTGACCACTACAAATCTCTTGTAATGATTTCATTGTAGATTTTACCTCGTATGTAGAAGCAACGACTACATCTTTCTTTATAGTTGCTTGTGTTGGTTTCTTAACTTGTACTGTGTGTACAAAACCTATGTTATCAGCGAATGATACCATCTCCAATTAACTTCAATGAGAGGTTACATTGGTGGCTTTCGACTGCTCAGTGACCATTCACGACTGGGCTATTAAAACCCGTCGATCCTCGCACGCATTTATTTGTTAAATAGAATGTGTTATATGACGACCACTCAACATTAAAGTTATCTTGTGGTATATGTCATATAAGGTATCTTAATCCTCATTTTTCAGGGATTTATATTACATATTCTTTAGGTCAATATGACGACCTTTTCATTTGATTTGATTTAGACACTTGTGGCTTGACTTTCACAACCAGATAGTAATCATTGTTTTTTGCACACATATTCTTGCCAGAATACCTGCTATTCAGGACTACCCCACCCATTATGTTTTTGTATATATATGTACAATACATATACAACTCCATAACCAATGTTGCCATAGTTATACGTTACCATTAGAGTATCTAAACACTAACGATACTAAATCTGAGTGAAACTGCGAATTTCACAACGACCATTCACGACTGGGCTATAAAAACCCAGCGATCCTCGCACGCATTATATGTGTTATATAGGGGGGCTCTTTATATGTATCTCTACATACACTACTCTCTATATAACCACTACTATAATGAGTGAATTCGAACTTCACAGCCACCATTCGTGACTGGGGTATTTGAACCCTTCGGCTCTCGCACGTGCGCGTTATCATATGTATATGTGTATATAGGGGTGTTTGTGCCTAGTTGTGCCTACACCATGCCTAGCCATGCCTACGTAGGCGTAGTTTGTGCCTGCACAGGCACGCTTTGTGCCTAGCCCATGACTAGCAGGCAGGGGCTCTCTATTACATACACTACCTATACCAATAGCATGATGATGTGTTGTTTCGTATATTGGTGTGTGCATACACAGTTCGTTCCTATCATAGAGTGGTTATTTGCCCTATGTAGTGACACCATACTCCCCTTTATAACTGTTTGTAATAAGACCGTGCCTAATCGTGCCTGACCACGCCTGCGAACCATCTACATAATATAAACCTATCTTTCATAGGAACATTTTCACAGTGTAGAGGTACGTTTATATAGTGTTGCAAGTGCTCATGGAAAATAATAATTTTAGAAAAAAGGGGACAAGATATATAAATCTGTGTGAAAATTTCACATCATTGTTAAAAATTACGGGGGAAAATTACGAGAGGGGAAAAAATTTCAGAAACATTCATATCATTAAACACCGTATAATATACGTGCACCTAACAACTGTCAGAAGTTATTGAGTAACTATCTTTACTCATTCGTAGGTCCACAGCGTTCGTACATCCTTGGCAGGATATACTCCCGGTGTCCCGTGGTTGGTTACCTTTAACAATCGGGGCACCACTTTATACATTTATATTAAGAATCAACCTATCTAAAAATGAACAAAGTGAACAATCTAAGATTACCATACAATAGTCTAAGTCTACCGTACCACTGCCACTTATGTGGTACATCTTCCGTTCACCAAATTTGTTTACCTTGCGAAGAACTCTTCAAAAGGGGGCTGAAAACAAGTCTATTCATCACTAAAACAAATAAGAATATGGATATACACAGCATGAAATACGAGTTAGGGAAATGGCTAACGGCAAAAAAATCGTTACCACTGGCAATCCTCATGAACCAGCCTACGTATCAAGAATACTGTATGACTAACCGAAACCTACCCTCGACCCCCCCTTTTACAAAAGGTGACTCGTTACATCATGTTAATGGTATCCCTATTGATATTGTTGATTATAAAACTTTTGGATATATTTTTAGTGACGTCTCTATGAGACTCTAGCCCTCCGTCTAATATATATAGTCTAAAACTAACTTAATGTATGGTACCAATTACACTTAAAGATATTTTGTCCGAATTACATATGGATGGTGAGGGAGCTGAAAATATGGGATTTGAGACTATGCTTAAAATCTTAGAAACTGAAGATGACTCTATGATAGAAACATTAGAAGAAATGCCTAGCCTCCCGAAATTATTGAGACAAGTGCATAAACATGGATTCTGGCATGGAGCTGAATTTGGTAGGAAAATATTCTTAGAGATAATGGAAGATGAGCGTAAATCTGAAATATTAAGTAATGCTGAAGAGTTTGACAGGACATCATAGTTTATATATGGCTTTAGTATATATAGAGTGATGCTTATATCATTAACTCCAGGATTGGAATGTAAAAACTGTACTAAGAGAATTACCATGGGTAGAGATAGACCAAGTAATATCAATATGGTAATAAGAGAAGATAAGGCCATAAAGAATGAACATTTTGAATGTATTATAATATGTAACCATTGTTCAACTAATCATATATGTAAGGGTTTAATACAACATGGTGAGTTCAAAGGTATTTACGAATACCAGGAACAGTAAACATGGTTAAAAAAAAGTTTCGTGGCTCCGCCACAAAAAAGAAAAACGGTGGTTGGCATATAGAGATAGATGGTGCGTTTAATAAAGAACTAGCAAACATGTCCCCCGAAGATAGACATGAAATAGAAATGATAATGGAAGGTATTAAAAACGGTTCGATTGACCCCCTAACACTTGGTAATACAATGTGTAGTTATTGTGGTTATGAGTTAGGTGATGTTCCTAATGGAATAATCATGTGTAAACTTTGTGCTAATGAGTTAAAATGAGAGTTAGATCGGATTCTCGTTTAATTCGTCAGATAGTATATCAGACCTTTGCTTTGCTGTATTTTTCACATACACCCCACAATCACAACGAATGAAATGCATCCTATATAATTCCTTACAAGGCATACATAACTTATTTATTAAAAGTGATGATTTGCAATATAAACATACATTACCCCCTTTAAATTCAGGTGGCTCTGATAGAGTATCTAAAAAAATAACATCTCGATCAGTGCCTTCTTGTGTTATAATATGATGTGCTAACCTAGACATTTCCTGGAAATTTAGCACGTCCTGAATTGTTATACGATTTACTATGAGCACCATCATCAGTTCCTATTCCAGTAAAATCCTTATTCTCAAATAACTCTGTATCACATTTGCCATTTTTACATATGCCAATTTTTCCACCATGTATTACATTCTTGACTTGTACATCACATTCAGGACATTTGGGTAAGGTTACCATGAATCATCGATCCTTTGGTAGTCCTACTGGTATGTCTTTGGAATAGCAGTTCACACATTGTAATGAATGTGATTTTAACATCTCTGCTTCACAAATTATACAGTTTGTCATTTTTGGAAGAATTATTGGTTTCATTGTAGTTTCTCCTTTAATTTGTCTAAATCTCCAGGAAGACCTAACAAATAAATTGGTGCTATCGCACCATTAACTTCTTCCTTTGGAATTTTTCGGACCTGAAATCCATCTTTTATAATATTCATTGTGATACCTTCTCCAATACTAAACACGACAAACAAATTGGCATGCCGTCATAAATCTCTACTATATCAATATTTGACGAAAAACACTTATGGCATAATCCTCTAATATCTGTTGTAATAATATATCCAATTTTTTTTCCAACTTTTATATTTTCGCTTTGCATTAATGATAAACCTCCCCTTGTTTGGCGATAGGATTGACACTCATCTCAGTTGATGACTGAGATATCATGGTGTCAATAACTTTCAACCTATACTCTCTTGCCTCTTTTGAAGAGGTAATTTGACCAGGAGTATTACCCTGTAAATTTTCGTTCACGATTCTCGCTCTAACTCTAATCAAGTCAGCGTGATGATCTGCAGCATTTTGTCCATCATTCCACATACTTAATATACGGTTAAGACACATATAAATCTATGGAAAACATAGGTCAACCTAAGGATACTCCCAATCGAAGATGGGATGTGGTTGAACAGAGAGGTATAGATATGGATAGGTCCCTCCCATGTATATTATGTAGACGTCCTGCTGTAGGTGCAGGTGGAGGATGTTGTGCAGATTGCATGATGACTGTTCTATTCGAAAGCCAAAGATTTAAATTCCCCGTTAGTATAAAGGAATTGGAGAAAAAATGGATGAAATATTAGACGAATTAATAGAAGAAGTTGAAGTTATGAATACTGAGATCGCAAAGATTAACTTTGAAATAGACGGATTCAAAGAAGAATCAGATAGACTTGTAGACAAACAACCCTTCATGGTAAGACAAATACAACAAAATGAGAAAAAGATGATAAAGTTATTAAAAAACTTGGAATCTAGGATGACCTATAAATCCGAACTTGATCTCAAATTAGATGTGGCTCAAAAGGTATATAGGGATAAAAAAGACTCTGCCACGAAAACTATAAAAAAGACTAAAACCAAGTAAGTTGTATGAATACCAAAATTTTCATTTTTTTATGCTTATCTATAATATTAATAGGTCAGACTAACGTCATACCTGTGGATGCTGATAGAATACAAACATTGAAAATTAGACATTCTGAGGCACCAGATATATGTATATTCAATCCTGATCCAGAGATTGACGGTGATAGGGCGTATAATTTTGAGGTGTTAACCAGATCATCAGTGGATAAATGGGTAGAAGCATTACAGAAAGAATACCCTAAAGGTGACTGGGAACTTAAGGTATATGATCCTATTCCTTTTGCTGAACATGATAAGGCCAAGGCATCTGATTATAAACATTGTAATATATTGATGATATTTGAAACTATAGACGATGATATGAATAGTGAAAGACTTGGTACGACACAAATTAATTTTAGTAATTCAAATCATAAATATATGGTAGTAACAATATTCACATATCAGTTCGATAATTCAGAAATAGTGTTAAGTAGTGATGGGAAAACTATTACCAGACAAATTATACCACATAGTCTTGATACAATACAATCAGTAATAATACATGAGTTAGGACATGCATTTGGATTATTCCATTATGATATAACAACTCCATTAAAAAATGATGAGATAGGTAGTGATAGATCAGTAATGTATCCTTCATTAAATCCTGATAAAATAGGTATTGTAGATATAAAACTACCTGAAATATACATGATTGGTCAACTATATGGTGATGATGGATGGGGTGGATGGGAATATCCAGTAACAATAAAAAATTGTGATATCATAAAAAATACTATATATCAATGTAAATGGTAGTTATATTTAAATAACATATACATACTATAGATACTATGGGAGATTGCGGTATAGCATGTGAATTAGATATGAATGGGTTATTCGTTAAAAAATCAAAAAAGAAAACATTAGAAGAGATTTTAGAAAACCCAGATAAAGACTAATTACAAATGTATCGCTTTTTCACTATACAAATTTTTATGATAAGCTATAGCTTTTGCCGTGATCGTTGATGACCTATCGAATAACGATAGTGGGATAGGTAATCAGGCATCATAGGTAAAATAGGGGAACAAAGAGATTATTAGTATAGTGTTTTAGTAATCTTTACATTTATATTATCCATTATACATATATTATATATGAATATTATATTTAGGACAAAAGAACAACACGATCAAGAATTGGAAAGATTGGATTATATCATTGATCATTATTCAAGGAATGAAGGCAAACTTGACAAACTTGACGCACAAAATTTTATTAATGATACAGTTATCAGGAAGAATAATATATTATGCACCGATTTGAATAATCATTATACTTTAATGACCAAACAATTTGATAGGGTTATCTCTGTATATAGAAGAAGATCACAAGTAAGAAAGGCCCAGGCAAAATATAGAAAAGATAAACTTGGATGTATACCAAGAGATCCAGATTTTATACCTTTGACCAAAGCACAACAAAATGGAAATTATGCTCGCACAGTAAACGGTGCTAAAGCTTTAAGAGAAGCTAAAAGAAGATACCATATTAGGAATTACAAACCTGTAAAGTCTAAACCTAATAAAGTATTGGATTTAAGGTGGTAGAGTAAATCTTTATATATAATTCTTGCTGTATTAATACATGGGGATTTGTAAATGTGAAGAAGGCAATTGTTCAGTACATTTGTCTAGACATACCCCAATAGCAAAAATTACTGCTAAAGATAAATATCAAAAAAAACTAAATCCATGTAAATGTGATAATTGTTCATGCGATGATCATAGTGAATGTGACTGTGATGATTGCGAGTGTAAAGACTGTGGTTGTGAGTAAATATGCCTGATAAATGTACATGTATTCATAGAGATGACGGATTTAGAACATTATCTAAAAAATGCGAACTTCATAAAAAAGAAAAAAATTTTAAAGGTCAGTTACAATTAGAAAAACCATCTGGATCTGATAAAAAAAAATATAATTTCATAGAAAATTCTGATGAAAAAACTACCAACGCATGTAAATGTTCAAACTGTGATTGTGATGATCATAGTGTTTGTGTATGTAAAAAATGCGAATGTAAAGATAATTGTGGATGTTAGTCGTAAAATAGAAACATTTTTAAGATAAGTTTATATTAGATGAGTGCGTATAGTATTTGGTTGTCAGGGATTACCCTTATACGGTAGCTCTCTTAAACCGTCCGTGAAAGAACGTCGATACGTCATCACGGCTGAAAATTTACAACAAATTTACAACAAATTTTTCGCATACTTTATATAAGGAGTCAACGTATTATTGATATGGGAGTAAGAGACCGTTTTACACAAGCATATAAAGCTTTAACTGGTGTAGACAAGGGTTATACCGAGACTACATCTAGACCAGCAGTAATGCAACCATATATGGCCACTGACACAGGCGCTAAATTACCGATTTTTCCATTCCCATTAATTATGATATATGAGTTGTCCGATAATGTTGATGCTCTAAGAATTTCTATTGAAACTATTAACAGAGAGATGTTCAAAAATGGATTTGAGGTTGTTGAAAAGTATAAATATCGTTGTAATAACTGTGGAAAGGAATTTGACGGTAAACCATCTAAAGACGATGCATTTGATCGTAAAGAAGGACCACCAGGTGACTCTGATCTAGATAAAGCACCATTCAAAAAACTATCACATGCAAATAAAATATTACATAAAGCCGAAACACCTGGATTAAAGGAATCAAACACACCACCAGAGTGTGATGATTGTGGTTCTGATGATATTTCTAGACCAAAACCTGAAAACCGTAAAATTTTACAATCTTTATACACTTGTTTCGTAAATAATAACGATCAGACAATAGAAGATGTAGGTAGAATGTTAGAAAGGGACCTAGAAGTGGCCGATAACGCCTATTTACTATTACTAAAGAACTATTACATTAATGATACTACTGGTAAGATTGATAAAAAGAAGACTAAGATTAAAGAATTACTAAGAATAGATCCCCCTCAAGTAGCAATGATCGCAGATTCAGACGGTAGAGTAGGATTTGATGATAAAAGAAATGCTGTGTATGTTTGTCCAAGATTTGAGCATAGAGATAAAAGATTATCCAAACCAAAATGTGATAGATGTGGTGCTGAAGCATTAAAAGCATTATTAGAGGTGTCATCTGTTTATTCTGTTGGTGTACCACAACCAAAAAGAGTTATTTATGCAATTGGAGAGGTTATTTGGGTAGCAGGAAAATATAAACCAGGCTTAATTTATGGATTTTCTCCAATTTATGCTTTATGGAGTAAGGTAATGTCATTATCTCATATGGATGAGTATATTAGAAAATACTTTGATAAAATGCGTCCACCGAGAGGATTATTGGTTATACAATCAAGAAATTATGAGACGTTTAGAAAATCATGGAGCACATTAGAACAAAGAGCAACCGAAGATCCATATATGATACATCCATTGTTGGTTGAATCTGATAAGGGTGGAGCAGGACAGGCTGCACAATGGATTGATTTCACGGGGTCACTTAAAGAATTACAATTTGTAGATATAAGAAGAGAACTTAGACAGATAATAGGAGCAGCCTTTGGTGTATTACCATTATACTTTGGTGAATTACCATCAGGATGGGCAAACGAAGGTATGCAAGTTACTATTACTAATAGACATGTTAAATGGTCACAAGATTTCTTAAAAACACATATTTTTGATAGATTGTCAAAAGAATTATTAGTTGATGATTGGACTTTAAAACTTAGAGAAGGTGAAGAAGCAGATGAACTAAGAGATCTCGAAATCAAAGCACAAGAGATTCAGAATAACGCTACCCTACAACAAATGGGATTCGATGTCAAGAGAACACATACTGGTGATTGGGTTGTTGGAAAAGAACCAACATTCGAACAAGTTATGTTACCACAAATGGCCGCAGCCGAACAACAGGCAGAACTTGGTATTGAAATGCAAGAAGCAATGCCTGAAGGACAGAAACAAGGAAGAGGTGCATCTACAACTGGTAACGGTGAACGAACACAAGGAGCAAAACAAGGTGGTCCAATGAATAAAAGACCAAGTGATCCAGGTGGTTCAGGCCAAGGCAGTCCAACTGCAGGAGGAAAGAAAAGATCCGGAGCATTCAATGATTCACAAAAATCTATAGGACATACACAGGAATTCTGGGTTAGAAAAATGACAAAAGATGAAAACATGACAGAGGATGAAGCTAGAAGAATAATCAAAACATGGGAAAGTGAATATAAGAGATCAGGAGTTGTATATTTTCCAACTATAGCAGGTGACGAAAGCATATCAGCAGGTCTAGCAAATACTATAAGAAGACAGAAAGGTAGAATATATTATGTAGCAAGAGATCTTGATAGGTTAATCAACAAAGCTGAAGATGAAGAGTAAAACACTTATATGTAGTTCATGATATATAAATACATGGCCAAAAGTAAAAATATTAACAAACCAAAAACTCCTAAATCAAACCAATTTGGACAAAATAATGATGTTTATAGATCAATTAGATTTAAATCAGATGTTAAGACTCTTGTTGTTAGAACAGAACTTGGATATGATATGATATTTGATATTAACCCACAAATTAGAGTTAATCCATATGAATCAGCAGATAACGGGTCACCTCAATTTCAGTCATCTCTTATATGGAATCTAAGAGGAGTTAGACCAAGAGGCGGAGCAATGAAACAAGGAGAAATTGAAACAATTATTAAAGATAGATCTTTATTACCAATGGAAGATGATTGGGATGTAGCACAATTAGGATTTGTGTATTCAACTGTAAGAGATCCAAATAATCATAGGTGGTGGCTTGAAGCATTAAAATCAGGACAAAAAATGGGAGAGTTTGACAGTTTGTTATCAGAATATACATTAGGTGTCACATCAACTGCACCTCTGGGAACCAGATCATGGTTCGATGGAATACACCATGGTAGATTTATTTTCTCAAAAGATGGTATTAAAGATGCCAAAGAGTTAGGTAAAGGACATGTGTATATAGAAGGTAATGGTAAATCAAGACTTGGTGATATTGAATCTAATGTTGAGATTCCTGAATCTTGTCATTCGTTAAGATTAAGATTTGATATCAGAAAGAATGTATGGTATTCTGAATTTATAGATGAAACAGGTAATCAAGTGGGGGATACTATTACTAGTTCAAATCTTAAATCAGATGCTAAATTCAAAGGACATATCAAAGGAGATCCAACTGGACAAAACAGACCAAAGGTATCAGGTATTATAATGAGAGATGATATTATATCAATGAATACTAATGCACAACTAACCATGATAAAGGGAACTATATAATATGTTTGATAAAAAAAAAGATCCATATGAATATATCACACCAGATAATTTTGATATGGTAAGACAATGCCTTATGCAGGGGCTTCACTCTAATGATCCTAAATCAATAGTAAAAAATATGATGAAATTAACAAATATACCACAAGAAGCAATACAATCAATAGTAAGTCAAGAGATAGGAGGATCATTTGACGCATGGAAGGCTAAACAAACAGGACAAAAAAATGGCTGATAAATTAGATGTTAATACAGGTGGAACTGCTGCTGGTGATAAAATATGGGATATGCATCAAAAAGATGAACAAAAAGCAGTTAATAATCATAAAGAAGGATATTGTTGGAATTGTGAGAAGAAGAAAGCAGTATCAGCAACATTATTTAATGTATGTGCACATTGTAGAAGAAATAGAGGTGCAGAGTTTACACTTGTTACATTAGCAGATAAAGGATGGGATTTGTGTATGTTTTGTGGTAAATACTCATGGGATATCAAACAAATCAATGCTAGACTTTGCTTTAGCTGTCACGGAAGAATCAGAGAAAAATTACGTGATTTCAGAAGAGCAGGTGGAAGTACAAGTGTTGATCCATTTTGGAAGTCGATGAGGAGAAATATGGGTAAAGATTATTTGTTTAAAGAAGGTTTTACAAGACACTTTAGAAAATAATTAATGTTTTACAGGTTTAAGTATGACGTTTAATCTGGTTGTTAGATCATCATATAAAATATAACCAGACACATTTATTCTTCTTTTACCTTTAAATCCTTTTTGGACTTTTCTTGCTATTGCTAGTGATTTTTCTATTTTTTGCCCTGAAAATATTATAGAATTTGTTTTTGGTTCAGCCTCTACTGATACAATAGGTTCAAATTGATCTTCGTATATCTTAAATGCTTCCTCACCTTGGTCAAAATATACCAATGATTTAGTAAAATCTGGTTTATATCCGGCTGTTTTTTCACGATTATCACCAACTAGAACTATACTTTTATCATTAATCCATAATGCTGAAAGGTGACTTTCTTTTAATTCATCCTGTCCTTTAGGATAAAATATCATATAATCTTCTATAGTATCATATAAGTATACTGATGCATTTGTCAATAATATTATATAGGTGCTTGGATATATAAAAGTATGGGTTGTGTAAAATGCAAACAATTTGTGTCAAAATATGCAATAGACAGGCTTATAGATGGTGTTGAGGTAAGATATTATAAACTTGATTTATGTTGGGGTTGTGGTTATTTCTCTATACTTCCTCAAATAAGTGATGATTTCACAGAATCCATAATGGCAGATAGAACAATAATAATGGAATTAATAGCAGAAGATTTATTGAAACCAATTCTTTAAATATATAATTTGTATATATAAACTATGTTCGAAGAATTAGACTTTTTATGGGGTCCAGTAATATTAATGATTGTTACCGGTATATCAGCATATGTGCTTAACTTTTTTAAATCTAAAAAGAATGAAATATCTGATAATAAAATAAGTATATTAAAGATTAATTCTGAAATAAAACAAATAAAAAGGTTAATGTTAATAGTTGCTAAGATTACTGATAGAGATATGGAAAAATTACACCCAGACAGTCAGCCAAATTTTGAGGAGTTGGTTAAAGATTTATTAGCAAAAGATATTCTAGGCAGGAAACCTTAGAATAAGTTTAAATACACAGTACACGTGTACATAGTATGGTATTCGAAATAGCAGGTCGACTTAGGTATCACGCATTATGGGCATATGCTGGTTTGGTAGGTCTATTCGTAGGACTGGATAAAATTCCAATTGACGATTTGACTTCATTAGCAGCAGTATTAGCACCAGTAGCATTTGTTATCACAGCTGACGTAATAAAAAACAGAAACATAACAACAACTTAGAGTATTTTTGACAGCCTCTAGGCGATTGTTGTTATTGTAGGTAATATTAAATAGTATGAGTAGTTATATATATAGTATGCCGGATGACAAATTATTCTTCTCCAGATTGGTAACAAAGAACCTAAGGACAGTACAGAGTAATAGACGACTATTCGAGGGTATTTTAACAGTAGAAATGAAAGATAGGCAAGGAGAAATAACAGTAAGAGATGAATTATTAAAGGTATTACCTATATGGATTGCACGAGGAGGACCTATTACAGATACTCATTCAAACAGAGTAGTAGGTCAAGGTATTAATTTTGGATCAACAGATATAACAGATAAAGATGGTAAATCATATCCTGCAATAACAATAACAGGTGAAATATTCAAAGATTATGAATTAGATGACGAGATTTGGAAGTCAATTAAAAGTGGTAAATATAAGGGATTATCATTCGGTGGAGCAACTAAGAGTGCTAGAACCCCAATTATGCAAAAAGACGGTAGTATGGCATATTCTCTTAAAGATTTGGAACAGTATGAAGTAGCCGTATGTGAAGAACCAGCAGTACCGTTAGCATTAATTACTCAACATAATGAAGTAGCAAAGGCTATGGCAGGCAATGTACAAGATAGAGGAGATGGTACAATGTGTATTAGATGTGATAAATTCAAGTGTTATGTAGAGAAAGGTGATGATTCTTTTGCAGATGTAAGAGGCCCAAATACACCAAATAAAGATGACGAAGCAGAAGCATTAGAGAATAACAGGGGCGAACCACAAGAAAACGGGGCTACATATCATGGAACAGATAAAACATATAGAGATCCTAATCCTGAAGAAACAGACCCAAAAAAGATAGAAGCAAACGCATTAACAGCAAGTAAACAGATTCAAGTTAAAGATGATAAAGCAATGGATGCAGATAACGATGATGCATTAGAAGAAGCAGATCTAGAAGAAGTAGAGAAAATTTTACCATTAATAGCTGCAGCAGCAAGTGGATCAGCAAAAATCGGTGCAGGTGCAGCAAAAATCGGTTCAAGAGCAGCAGGTTCAATAAGAACTGGAGCAAAAGAAACAGCAGGATCAATGCTGGGAGCTTGTGATTTAGGTGGATGTGAAGGTTCTGGTGGAGGTTTAGAGAAGAAACATGATAATATATACGAAGTAGAGAAAAAAAGAACAACAGAAGGAGATGAGATAGAGTATGGTCAAACTAATGAAGCTGGTGAAAAAGTAAATAGGTTTGGTAGAAAGATACCAGGTGTTATGAGTAAAAAACCTTCTTCAATAGATACGGCACAAGATAAACCAGGAACCAGACATAGTACAAGAACCGCAGGTGTAAGTAGTGTGGTAGCACCAAGTTCGCCTAATATGACTGGTGAGGCTTTACAAAGAAGAGCTGCAGGAAACTGGAATAAACCAAGTGGAAAACCACAACCAAAAAGAGATAAAGTAGGAAATAGACAAGTAAGAGCCCGTTCAATTGTAACACATGATCATGAAACAGGTATTACTACCGTAGATCCTTCAGGAACAAAAGGTGGATCAAAAAAAATAGTAAGAATGCCAACATCAGATTATTTTAACAATTATACTAGAGCTGCCAAAAAAGCATTAGATGTATTATTATTATTATTAAAATTCAAATTCAAACCATTGACATCAGAATCACGTAGAGGACTTATACAAGATACTAAAGTACCTGGAACTGAAAACAATCAAGATAAATTACAACAAGAGGCTGATTTTATCAATACCGGCACAAAAATCAAACCTACTGGTTCAGGAGCAAAACTTAGTGATGAAGATAAAGAATTAGGAAAAGCATTACAAGTTATTAAAATTGAAGCCAGAAAAATTGAAATACTTGAAGAAATTTATAAATTAAAAACTGATTATAATACTGATGAAGTAGTAAGAGAATACACTGATGAAGAAGACGATAAGAAAACAAAAGCAAAAGGAGATTACTGTGCTGGATGTGGAATGCATAAAAAAGACTTACCAGATACTACTATGATGGGAGGAGCATGTCCTAATTGTGGCCATGGTTTTAAACCAAAAGAAAAAGGAGATTCATCTAATAACTACTATGGAGAACCACCACATGGAGGTAATGCAGGCAGAGAACCAGGAGAGACAAGAGATAATGAATCACAATCAAATTTACACCCAATGAATAAACCCGTAAAAGATGACGATGCTGACGCACTTAAGAAAGATTCACTTATAAAAATAGAAGACGATGAGGATGAAGATACTAAAGCAACTATTTTAGACGAATGGAAACATGAACAACATCCGGATAAAAATAACGGAAAAAAAAAGAACGATAGTTTAATAAAGACAGAACGAAGACTTCATAATAGTACTGGTACATCTAAATTCATACATGACAGACATTTTATCACTACAGACGGCAGGATTACTGCACATAATCCAAAGTCACATGAGGAACAAGTTCAAGGTTTAGGACATAAGGATTTATCATCATTTCTAAAAGAAACAGGTGCTGCAAGAGTTACACATAATGATAAAACCAATGAATTTTCAGTACATTCACATCATCCGTATACCCCACACCAGACAAGAACAATACAAAATCATATTAGAGATAACAAAATAGATCCATCAAAAGTTATACATGATAATTATCATGATAAAGGTCCAGGTGAAACAGGTGATTCACATGCACATAATAGTGCACAGTTCCCAAAAGGAATTCATAATAATATGAGTGATGATATATTATCTGATGCTCATAAGAACGATAGAGCCATGACAGCAAATAATGCTGAAGATGGTGTAAATGGTAAGATGAGACTAGATAATGATGAACCAGCAGAGACTTTTCAAGAAGAGAATAAATCTGAAATTAAAGAAGCCCAAAATGATAAAGATATTAACACAGGAGATGTAGAAACAATAGAAGGTACATTTATAGATAGAGAGATGAATCCGGGTAAAGATACTTCTGAAAAACTAGAAAAAAACTCCATGAATATAGCAGATCCAGGTCACGGATCAGGAGGAGTTAGGGTCGGGGCAGCATATGATAACGCACAACAAGGTACAGGACAGAAAGATGATCCAAGAGTAGAAGAACAAGAAGAGTATTCAGGTGAAGAAGATAGAGGACCAAAACAAAAAACACCAAAGTATTCAGGCGAGAGAGACATAGTTACAGGTTCATCAAATGAGAATTATAATAAATCAATTTTAGATCTATTAAAGATACAATTCGACCTAAAAAAGCGTATTTAAACGTTATACTTATATATATCAAAATGAGTATATATATTATCGACATGACAGACGAAAAAAACGTTAAAGACGATGAACGTGAAGAACGCAAAGAAGAAGAAGAAGTAGATAAATCTGCATTTGATTCCTCATTGCAAGCCTTGACAGAAACCATCAAAGGATTCGATATAAGTGGTCTTAAAGAAGAGATTCAAGGTATTGGCGCAAAAGTTGATACATTTGACTCCCGAATTAAAGCCATGGAAGAACCAACAGATCTACCGTTGAAGCCAAAAACTTCAGCAGAAGACGACATTGGTGCAAAAGTCAAAGTCCCTGATGATTATCAAAGCAATTCAAACCAAGCTGGAATTAGAGAATCTGATGCTGAAAATGCAGAAGAAAAAGACAAAACTAATCTTAGCATGCAAGAGAAAAGCTATAGTCAAGCTGAACAAACATTCACTACACAAACACCAAGACCAGGTGCTGCTTTGGAAACCGTAGAGAAATCTGCTGGTATTCAAGTCAATGAGGTGCTTAAGGCAGCTCGTGAAGTAGGACATGAAGAGCTTGGTATAGTCGGAAGACGTATTCTAAAAGGAGATTTCGGAAGTCCAGAACAGGGTGAACAACAATGGTAAAGATCCAAACTATTGATGAATTAGAAGCACTCTATTATGGATACAACCGTAATTCTTTGAGAAAGGCAGACGCACCCATAACCACCAGTACTTCTGGTACATTCAACGCAGTGTTCGGAGCATACGCATGGGCTCAACTTAATCTTGAAGCCAATGCATTTGGTATTTTACCAAAGTATCCTTGGGACAAATCAGGTTGGAGGGTTATAACAGCTAAAGCAGACACACTTGTAGACACAGGTGGGTCAAATAATACCGCCTTAGGTGGTACAGCTGAAGGTGGATTAATTGCCGACACCATAAAACCAACACTTGCAGAAATTGATGTAAGACCAAAAACTGCTCAATTACCATTCAGTGCCTCAGAGGTAATGGAATGGCTTGCAACACATTCAAAAGATGACATTTGGGGTGGTCTAGGTTCACTTAGATTATTCATGGCAGTTCAACACAAAGAAATGCTAAATAGAATGTTATTATCAGATGTAGAAGCAGGAGCAGCCGCAGCTTGTGCTGTCCATACTGGTTCACTTAACTGGGAATCATTAGACAGAATTATTTCATCACAAACTGAAGCTAACTTACAAGGCGCTTGTAGTACAGATAACTATGATCCTTGGAAAGGAAGCAGTGGCGCAGTAATTGATAGAGACGGTTCATCAACATACGACTCAACAGTTGTATCACCATCAGGTACCGTAGGTACTAATGGAATATTAACTGATGATACGTTAAGAACTTTCCTTAGATCAATCCGTAAGAAAGCTGGTAAAGATCCAAATGTATTCCTCGGCTCTCACGAAGTTTATTCCGAAATACAAGGCTTGTTCATGCCTTCAGTCCGTATTGCAAATCCATACGGTGAAGCATTGGTACAAGTTGATGTAAACGGTATACAAACTTTCAAAGGAACCGGTGTAGGTATACATGTAGACTCTATCTATGGAGTTCCATTCATTCCAACAAAAGATGCACCTAGCAATGCTAGTGATTCTGACGAAGTTGGAAGACTATTTGCATTAGACACATCTGATGCAGAAGGATATGGTTATCCAAGATTAGGAATTATGGTATCAATCCCAACAGAATACTATGAAGCAACCCGTAGAAGTCCAGGTTACCCATTCATCAACAATGCATTTGTTGAGAAAGGTGTATTCAGAACTATGGGTGAAACCGTATGTAGAAGTTTCATCGCTCAAGGTAAAATTAGAGATATTAAGCTCTAGTCTTATCACAAGCCCCCCACTCTTAAACATCAGTTTAAGGTTTTTTTTATTATTTCTCTCAAGGGGAGACTATATACTAATACTTATATATCATTAATACTACATTTATATATGGCAAACACAGTCGCAGTGAATTCAGATTGGGAAAATCTAGCAGGAAAAACGTTATCCGTTCAGTCAGAACTGACATCAAAACTAAAAACAACAGTTGTAGATGTTACTTTTGCAGGTAGTGATACATACTCTACAAATGGCGTAACAATTGACCTTTCATTGGGCGGTAGAATTAAAACCATTATTGAAGCATCAATCATATCCAACGACAAAGGACTTCTACTTGAATATGTGCCTGCAGCATTAGGAGCAGCAGCAACAGGTAAAGTAAAAGCATTCGGATATATTAATGATGATTCAGCAGGTTCAAATACCACCCCAGAAGCCCTTACTGAGCTAGCAGCATCATCCACTATCGTTAATTCGTTAGCAATCAAAATCCGAATAGTTGGGTTTTAACTAAACCTATACTTATTTTTTTATATTAGTCACTAAATCTTTATATATGATTTTAATCATATAATATATTATGGCGCAAGTTGATACTCAAAGAGAAAAGATTTCTAATGACGGGGGATCACTAATAGGCCAATATAATGAAACTGAAGAAGTAGCAACAACTGCAGCATATGTAACAGTATTAGATATAGACGTAAGAACCATAAGAGAATCAGCATTTATAATTCATAATAATGCAGGTGGAGATTTAGATTATAAGATTTTAGGAAATTTAAGACCTTTAGCAAATATTGTAACAGCTTCTGGAACAAATGATGATGATAAAGGTTGGGTTGAATTAGTCAGTGGGTCAATAGCAACAACAGGAGCACCAGACGTTCATACATTATCAAATCCTTATACAAGAGTAATAGTTCAAATTAAACATACATCATCAACAACCAATGTAGATATCTGGCATCGCGGAGAAAATTAGATGCCTGGGTCCGCAGACGCTGGAACTGGAATAGGCGGAACAGCAGACAAAGTAAAAATACTATCATCATGTGCAATAGCATGTAATTCAATTACATCAGCAAAAATTGTAAATGGAACAATAATCAATGATGATATTAACGCTTCAGCAGGTATAGCACTTAGTAAATTAGCATCATGTCCATTAGCAAGAGCAAATCACACTGGAACTCAAGCAGCATCAACAATTTCAGATTTTGATACAGAGGTAGCAAATAATACTGCCGTAGCTGCAAACACTGCAAAGACAGGAATAACAGGTGGCCAAGCATCTGCCATCGTTGCAAACACTGCAAAGATATCTTATTCATGTGCAGCATCAACCGCAGTTGCTGCAAACACTGCCAAAATATCATATTGTTCAACAGCTTCAACTAAACTTGCAACTATCGAGACATCTGCAACAGCAGATCAATCTAATGCAGAGATTAAAACTGCATATGAAGCTAACGCTTGTACTAATGCATTAACAGATGCACTTTCAGCAGAAATTACTGCAAACACTGCCAAAATATCATATTGTTCAACAGCTTCAACTAAACTTGCAACTATCGAGACATCTGCAACAGCAGATCAATCTAATGCAGAGATTAAAACTGCATCTC